TTGTAAACAAAAAAGAAATTGATATTGTTGCAAGCGTGCCTAAAGATTATGAATCATATACTTGTAAAACGTATGATGATTATTTACGAGCAAGAGAAATTAGTACAACAGATTTTTTTTACATAATATGGGATAATTTAGATGTAAAATTTAATTTTAATTATCAGGTTCCGTACTACGAAAAAGATTTAGTTCATGTTTTTAAAAATAAAGATTATTTTGATGGAATAATAATTGTACATAAAGATATTTTGTTATCCAAAAAAGAATTTGAATATAGATTTTTTGCAAATAAAAAAGAAATTGATATTGTTGCTAGCTTGCCTAAGAAATATGATAAATTTGTTTGTAATACTTATTATGATTTCTTAGAAGCAAAGCAGAGTTGTAAAACAGATTTTTTTTATCTAATTAACTCTGATGTAATAGTAAATATAGAGTTAGAACAACAAGTTCCTTATTACGAAAAGGATTTAGTACATGTTTTTAAACATGGAGAGTATTATGATGGTATATCAATTTGTCATAAAGATTCAAGAATAACTGAGAGAGAGTTTAATTACAGATTTTATTTAAAAAATAAAAAAATAGAAATATCAGCATCTTTTCCAAAACAGTATGATATAATTACATATAAAAACTATAATGATTTAATGCATAAAAGAGATAAAGTTACTACAGATTTTTATTATGCTATATCAGAAGATTTAGATGTTAAATTAAATTTTTCTTATCAAATTCCATATAATGAAAAAGATTTAGTTCATATTTTTAAAAATGAAAAATATTTTGACGGAGTAATTTGTTTAAACAAAAATAAGCAAATTTATGAAAAAGAGTTAGAATATAAATTTTTTGCAAACAAAAAAGAAATTAATTTTAACATAAGTTCTCCTAAAAAATTTGATATTGTTTATATATCATATTTTGAACTAAATGCAGATGAAAATTTTCAAATGTTAGAAGAAAGATTTAAAGATTATGTAATTCACAGGGTTGAAAATGTTAAAGGAATCCATAATGCTCATATTGCTGCTGCAAAAAAAGTTAATACAAATATGTTTTGGGTAGTAGATGCTGATGCTCATATTGTGCATGACTTTGATTTTTCTTATCAAGTTGCTAAATGGGATCAAGATGCTGTTCATGTTTGGAGAAGTTCAAATCCTATAAATGGTTTGGTATATGGATACGGTGGTGTTAAATTATTACCAAAGAAATTAACTATAAATATGGATCGTAATTCTACAGATATGACCACAAGTATTAGTAGTAAGTTTAAATTAGTAGATGCTATATCAAATATAACAGTATTTAATACAGACCCATTTAGTACATGGAAAAGTGCATTTAGAGAATGTGCAAAACTTGCAAGTAAAGTAATTGATCGGCAAGAAAATGAGGAGTCAGAAGAAAGATTAAACATTTGGTGTTCTGACATAGGGTTAGACAAAAAGTATGGTAATTATGCCAAAAGTGGTGCGTTACTAGGAAGAGAATTTGGAAGCAAATTTAAAACAGACAAAGACAAATTGAAGTTAATAAATGATTTTCAATGGTTAAATGAGCAATTTTCAAAGTATACCGTTTGATAATATTATCAAACTTGGGCAATCTACATTATTAGAAACAGATTTATTTACAGTGTCTTGGATTTTAGGCAGATTTTGTAATTATAATTGTTCATATTGTTGGCCTTACGCTAGAAGTGATATTGTAGACTACCAGGAGCTAAAAATTTATATTGATGCAATTACTAACATAAAAAAACAAGCAAATGAAAATGGTTTTAATAATTTCCATTTTAGTTTTAGTGGAGGAGAGCCTACTGCTTACAAAAATTTACTCAAGTTAATAGATTTTTATCAGTCTGATTCAACTCCTAACTATCAAAGTTTACACTTAACTACTAATTTATCTCCTGCAATAAAATGGTGGAATAAATTTGTAAAAAATACAAACAACTTGCATAGAATTAGCATAACGGCTAGTTTTCATGCAGAATTTGCTAATGAAGATGAATTTGCTGATAAATGTTTGTATCTTATAGATAATAATATATTTGTTACAATAAATCAAGTAATGGTTCCAGAACAATTTGATTCCCTTTACGAAAGATGTGAAAGATTTTTTAAATTAGGGATAAATGTAACTTTAAAGCCGCAATCAAATACTACAGCAACACAGATTGTTTCTGGATACACTGCTGATAATATTAAAAAAATGCAAACAGGATTTGTTCAACAATGGAAAGGCTTAGAAATATCACAATTACATTTATATGATAAAGAAAATAAAAAATATTTGTTAGATCAAGCAGAACGGTTAAATACTTTTGGATTTAATAAATTTAAAGGTTGGAAATGTAATGCAGGTTATCAAGGAATTATAATCAAAAATACCGAAGTTAAAAGAAGTTATAGTTGCAAAGAACAAAATCTCGGCGATATTGTAACAGGATTTAAAATAAATAATCGGCCAAATATATGTATTACAGATACTTGTGTAAGTAGTGCAGATAGTAAAATACCTAAAGAAAAATAATGTTAACCAACAAACTTAAATTTCCTCTTATAGGACAGAAAACAAATAAGGATATATATACACCAAGACGCAACGAGCGAAAAATGGAAGGCATGAAAGATTTGTTAATAGTAGGTGACAGTTTTTGTTTATATAGAGAGAATGAGAATCATTGGCCATTTATAGTTGCTAAACAAGTTGCCCTAGATGAAGGAATAAAAGTCTCCAATTATAAAGAACTTATTCCAAGAGGTACGGGTTTACCAGGTAGAGCCTGGTGGGCTGTTAGAGAGCATTTATTAAAAGAGATAAAAATACATACTCCTAAAATTCTTATTATCTGTCATACCGATTTAAATCGATTAGCAAATGAAAAGAACTTGCCATTATCGCCTATAGAAGTTATAGATTATCTTAATACACGAAAGCAACATATTTACAAAGATGTTGATTTGAATTGGCTGCAAGCAGCAGGAAACTATTATAAGTATCTTTTTTCACCAGAATATCATCAATGGGCTGCTATAAGATGGTATCTAGAATTAGATAACATATTGAAAACAACACCACGTATCGAAAAAATAATACATATCCATTGTTTTAATGCAGGTAGTGATTTTATTTGGCAGCATGGAATGACTATAAGAGATTCTTTGTGGCATTACTGCGAACAAGATCCTAAAATTGAAGTTAGTAATCATTTATCAATACAAGATAATAGATTGTTTGCAAGATTTATTTGTGATTTATTAAGCCCTTTTTCTTATCGCGACGGACATGATGTTTCAATGCGGTATCTTAGACCCTACCAGAAATAATGCAAATCAAGATAGAAGATATATTATTTTGGATGGATGCTATTAGACAAAGCGATGATTGCTATAGAACTTTAGAATCTTTTTGGAAAGGACAAATTCGGAGTAAGATTTGGTTAATTGAAAATTTAAAGAAATATTGTAATAATACTCCACAAAATATTGTAATTTATGGCGGTTGGTATGGAGTTTTATCGTCTTTAATATTTAATAGTGACATAAATGTTAATAAGATTATAAGTGTAGATATTGATCCAGGTTGTAAAGATATAGCTACTTTAATGAATAAAAATTATGAAATAGAAGGTAGATTTGAAGCTGTAACAGCAGACATGGCTGTTTGCAATTATCCTGCAGATATTGTAATTAATACAAGTTGTGAACATATTAAACAAGATACTTACAATACTTGGCTTAATTTGATAAGTAGTTCGTCTTTGATTGTTTTGCAAAGTAATAATTTTTTTAGTTTGGAAGAACACATAAGATGCTCTAAATCATTAAATGAATTTGATAAAATATCTAACATATCAACTTTACTTAAAGATGAACTAGAAACAGAAAAATATACAAGATATATGATAATTGGTAAAAAAAATGTCTTTTGAAACTTTTAAAAAAAATACATGGCAAGATAATAAAATTTTTGATACAGATATACCAAAATGTTTTGAAAAATATAATTTTTCGAATATATTGCTAGTAAATACTGCAAGTAAGTGCGGGTTTACAAGACAATATGCTGATTTAGAAGCTTTGCATAATAATTACAAACAAAAAGATCTTTTAATAATAGCCCAGCCATCTAGTAATTTTAATAATCAAGAATTTGAAAATGATAGAGATATACAAGAGTTTTGTAAAACAACTTATAACATAACTTTTGAGATTTTGCCTAAGAAAAATGTAATTGGATCTAATATTTCAGAATATTATCAGGAGATTTTTAATATTGTAAAAATTTCTCCTAAATGGAATTTCCATAAGTTTTTAATTAGGAAAAATGAAAATAAAATTTATAGCTTTAACCATTTTACAGAAATATCAGAAATAGAAAAAATCTTAGAAAAATAATATGAATAAAAACATATGTATTGTAGGCGACAGTTTTTGTGCTTATAGGAAAACAGAAAGACATTGGCCTTATTATTTAACAAAATTACTTTTCCCAGATGATAATGATCATGTACCTTTGGGCAATGGATTTTCAGGTGCAGGGTGGTGGTCTACAAGAAAGCAGTTAATTGACTGTTTAAATAACTACACTCCTAGTATTTTAATAATTATACATACTGATCCTAATAGATTATGGAGTGATGAAAACTATCCTTTAAACAGTATGTCAACGTACGATGAGACTAAAAAATTTGCAAATAATATACCTCTAGGAGTATGGAATGCCACAAAAGATTACTACAAACATTTATATTTTACTCCTTGGTGCGAATGGGCTGTAACACAATGGTATATAGAATTAGACGAAATAATTTCATCATATAAAACAATAGAAAAAGTTATACATTTTTATAGTTTTAAATATCCAACTAATAAAAAATTTCATACAGGCATCACAGTGTCCGAGGCATTATTTCAATTTGCCGATGACCATCTTATAGGAGAAAATCAAATAGTGGAAAATCATTTTACTATATCAAAGAATAAACGGTTTGCTGAAAAAATTAAACTTTTACTCACAAATAAGTATGCAACAAAAAAAGTAAGTGGTTTTCGATTATGAATAAAATTATTTTTTTCTCTTTAACTGGTAAAAGATGGGAAAGAAATATTTGGTCTCATAGAGTGGCTACTTTTTTACGTACACAAGATTGGGATGCAGAAGTTGTTGATTTCACCTCATTTTGGCAAGAAGAGCAGTTACAGGCATTTGTAAAATCTAGAGTAAACAATAATGTAGTAGCATTTGTATTTGCAACTTCATTTTTAAATCCTTATTCTGTTCATTTGAATCAATTTTTGTCTTGGTTAAAAACTACGTATCCAAACATCCCTATAGTAGTCGGTGGACAAAATGCACTTGTTACTTCTGCTGAACCTGTAGATTTTTGGATAGATAGTTATGGTGAAAATGCTCTGCTAAATTTATGCAGATTTTTAATTGGAACAAAAACTACTCCGTTATTATTTGACACAAGAATAAAAGATAAAAAAGTTATAAGAGGCTTGCATGCTTATCCAAGTGCGCCATTAGAAAGTTATTTGATTGATTATGAAAAAAGAGATTTTTTAAAAGAATATGAGTGTCCGCAAGTAGAAACATCTAGAGGGTGTATGTTTCAATGCTCTTATTGTAATTTTCCAATATTAGGACAGGCGAAAGATGTAAGCATAAGTGCAGATGAATTTCAATTACAATTAAAATTGGGATACGACAAATGGGGTATTAAAAATTGGAGATTTATAGATGAAACTTTTAATGATAGGCCTGAAAAAATAATAAAGTATGCTGATGTAGTTGAAAAATTAAGTTTTACTCCTTGGTTTACAGGATTTGCTAGAGGTGATTTAGTCGTTTTGCATAAGAAATATTGGGATGATTATTTAAGATTAGGCTTTTTAGGCCATTCTATGGGCATTGAAACATTTAGTAGTCCTGCTGGTAAATTAATTAGGAAAGGTATAGATCCTGATAGATTAAAACAGGGGCTCTTAGACTTTCAAACATATACTGATAAGCATGCTCCTAGAAGGTATAGAGGACAAATAAATTTAATTTGTGGCTTGCCCTTAGAAACTGAAGAATCTTGGTATAACACATTAGAATGGCTTAATAGTAATTGGTTAAGACAAAGTTCAAGTGCATGGATTTTAGAAATATCCGAAGCAGGAATTGATCTTAGTAATGATAGTACATTTACAAGAGATTTAAAACACGCCGGAATAAAACAAATGGAATCGAGTAGAGCTAATCCAGGATATGATGTTACTAGGAATGAAAAAGGACAAATTGTTTTCAAGAGTATTATAGGCGGCGGTGTAGGAACAACAAGGCTTGATAATATTGTTATTTGGGAACATAATGAAATGAATTGGTATAGAGCGCAAGAATTAGTAAAAGAATTTTACGATAAGAATAAAGGATTTAAAGGCAAACTTGCATGTAACCCTATACTTAGTGATAGATTATTTGTATACTATAAAACTACGGAATATGAAAGCATTTATGATAAATTAATAACAAAAATTGATACGGCAGATGAAATTTTTATCAATTTTGTAAATGATTATATTGAAAATAAATTAAACTGGAAAGAATAATGTTTTCTTATGATAAATTAAAAATTGTAGAATTAGAAATTACAAATAAATGTCAAGCTGCATGTCCGATGTGTCCACGGAATATTCATGGAGGAATAGAAAATAAAGAATTAAAATTGAATGATTGGTCTTTTAATGATTTTAAAGATATATTTACTAAAGATGTTGTAAATAAAATAGAAAATTTTACGTTTTGTGGTAATTTTGGAGATCCGTTGCTTAATACTGAATTACTAGAAATTTTAGAATATATAAAAGAAAATAATCCCAGTACTTATGTTCATATTCATACAAACGGTAGTCTAAGAAATATTACTTGGTGGAAAAATTTAATTTTATATTTACCTTATAATCATGATGTAACTTTTGCATTAGACGGCTTAGCTGATACAAATCATTTATATAGAGTAGATACTGATTTTAATAAAATAATAGAAAATGCAAAGGCTTTTATAGCCTCAGGAGGTAATGCAAATTGGCAATTTATACTTTTTAAACACAATCAACATCAAATTGAACAAGCAGAATTGTTGTCAAAAAAAATTGGTTTTAAAAAATTTGTTTTAAAAAACACAAGAAGATTTACTACTAATAAATTTCCAGTGCTAGACAGGAAAGGTAATATTTCTCATTATCTTGAACCTAATACTATTAATCCTATTCCTATTGTTACAAAAGATAATTTATTGTCTACAAAATTATTTTGGTCTACAATGCAAGAGTTGGATTGTTTTCCTATAAACACTAAAAGTATATTCATTGACGCTAATTTTACTGTTTTTCCGTGTTGCATATTAGCCAGCTGGGTATATACTAGTTTTGATGATAATATTTTTAAAAAATACAAAATTTATAACGAAAATACATCAGTAAATATTATAGGTCAAGAAATTAAAGACGAAGTGTTTGAATTAATAGAAAGTTTAGGAGGATTTGATTTAATAAATTGTAAAAAAATGTCTTTAAAAAGTATAATCTCGTCTGAGACTTGGCAAAAATTATGGCACAATAAATGGAATTCAACAGGTATTAAATCATGTAGTTTAATGTGCAATAAAAAAAGTCCTTTTATATCTTTAGAGGAACAAAAAGTAAAAAATGTTTAAATTTGTAGAATTAAAAAGTATACATATTGAAATTTCAAATAATTGCCAAGCATCTTGCCCTATGTGTCCACGGAATATTCATGGAGGATTACCTAATAATAATATTAAAATACAAAATTGGACATTATCTGAGTTTAAGAA